CACAAAATCTATCAGTCCTATTTTCCGTATGACAAGAAGTTGAAGCGACTGCTCGATTGGCAGATCACTAAGAATAAGTTTATTGGTAAGTGTAGGGATGGAAGTGTGACGCATGAGAACATTATTGCACGTATGTCAGGTGATATGAACACCGCAACTGGCAACGTGTTGATTATGTGCGCACTCGTCTATTGCTACATGATCTCTATTGGAATGGACATCTGTGACTACGCGCTGTGTAACAACGGTGACGATGTAGTACTTATTTTCGAGGAGGGTGCGCTGGATCAAGTGACCAGTAATCTGTGCTCGTGGTTTCTTAAGTTGGGATTTAGGATGGTGGTTGAAGAACCGGTGCGTGTTTTAGAACACATCGATTTTTGTCAAATGTCACCAATCTACGATGGCGTCAGATGGCGCCTCGTCCGCAACTTTAAGCAATCATTAGCTAAAGATCGATTGTCCCTCAAGCAACTCGATAATGAGAAGGTGTTTAAAAAGTGGATTAGTACTGTGGGAGAAGGTGGTCTAGCCTTAACTAGCGGCATACCGATTATGCAGAACGTTTACCGATCTTGGATCGTGAGCGATAAGCGAGTTAAAGGCGACATGGCCATGAAGACAGGATTTTTCCATTTGGCCCGTGGTGTAAAGAACAACGGATACGTGCAACCTAGCGATGACGCGCGTGTTAGCTTCTGGAAGGCTTTTGGTGTGACCCCAGATCACCAACGAGACCTCGAGAAGATGTTCGATCAGTGTACGCCAAGTTACGATGGTGTCATTGATAACGTATGCTACGAGTTAGATTTCTGATATTCTATATCCCCCGCCACGACCGTCAAGTCGTTAAACTGTCAGCTCTTGAGAGCTTATCTCTACCGGTAGGGGTTCCTATCATGGGGTCAAGGTTGTAATTGCCCAAAATCAGTGCACTTCGGTGCTTAATACTTCTGTGCTAAACAAAACGCCAAGAGACTGCACGGAGCACCCACAATGGTTTGCCTTGATGTACAGTCCACCGACGGGTGTATCCCATACACGTTTTATTAAGTAACCACCAATTACTACCAATGACAAATAACCATGTCTATGATACCTTACCAGTCTCCTTCTACACTGCAAGATGCAGCTGTACAAGCTGTCAGGATCGCGCGCTCATGGCGCGATGCTGCAGCAATGATCCGCTCTACACCTGGCTATTCTACAGCGGCTGGTGCTGTCAAATCAGCAGCAATGGCTCTCGCCAACCAGCTCTGGACCCAACCCGCGACCAAGCGGAAGGGGAAGAAGAAGGGCTCGAGGTCGATGCCACCAATCGGGGGCGTACTATCCCCCGTGAGTTACGGATACCGAGTCCGTTCCGGCAGACCAAAGTTCAAGGCCATGAGCGGCGGGGTTAGGATTAAACATCGGGAATACATATCCGATGTGTGGGGTCATGTTTCATCCAACGCTTTACCATTTGCAGTGACGTCCATTCAATGCAATCCTGGAGTTTCAGATGGTTTTCCATGGTTAGCGTCAATTGCCAATAACTTTGAGAAGTACAGGTTCATTTCTCTTGCATACCAATATGTGAATGTTACAGGCACTGACCAACCAGGCAGAGTGACACTAGCATACGAAAAGGATCCACTCGATCCTCTCCCTTCCACAAAAGGTGAGATGTTTTCGTATGTTGACTCTGTTGATGGAGCCATATGGGACAAGCTTAAGCTACCTGTTGGATCATCCTCCCAGTTATTCACGCGCAACAGTCTTATCGAAGGTTCGGACCTTAAGACTTACGATGCTGGCAAGCTCATCTTGTCAATCGGTAATACCACTGCTTCCCAAGTAGTTGGTGAGTTGTTCGTTGAGTACGAGGTTGAGCTACATACCCCACAACCAAGTGAGTGCCAATCTACCCACTATTCCGTAGGCGCTGCTGATACCACATTCGGCACGACCACGCCTTTCGGTCAAGGTGGAACACCTGAAATAGCAGGATTTGGCAACTGGTACATGAGTGGTGGAGACAAGATTGTCTTCACAACACCTGGACACTATTTGATTGTCGCCACGTGGGCTTACACTGGAAGTGCCTCCGGCATATCATTCGATACAGATGACTCTACCGCCCTTATCTCCATGTCCTATTTGGAGGAAACTAGGCGGTTGACCGCACCTGGTCAGATCGAATGGAGTATGGCCGTGCAAGTGCGAGCTTCCCAAGACTACGTGAAGATGGCATCAACACACGCGACACAAGAGAGCGTGCAGTTAGTGATTTCAGAGACCAACGCTAGTGTGTTCGGCACAGCAGCCGCACCAACTGTATCAGACTATCCTGAAGATTTCGAATGTGCACTCAAGATTCCCAATCCCTTACGCAAGCCTATAGGAGGCTAACTATATCTTCTATATATATAAACAACCCACTCAAGTTGTAGAAAACAAAATAAAAATCAAAATACCCATACTTCACTCACGGTGTAGATGGCAATCCTCTAGCGGTTGGTACCCGTTTTAAGCCTCAATGATGAGGAGGGAGGAGAAGCATCGTGCGAGCTGGAGTTTGGCATGAGTAATGTATAATGTAAAATAACGACAATGCTACAGGGAGAGCAGAAACTTCCCTAAAACCAAGGTATGGATATCCCGTGTAGACAACACGATAACACTGATGCAACAATAATATCGCTAACGCGAGGGCTCGTTGCAAATAGCCAAC